GCAATCGGAATGTAGCGCAGTTGGTAGCGCACTACGTTCGGGACGTAGGGGTCGGGCGTTCGAGTCGCCTCATTCCGACCAATTACACGATAAGTCACTGTTTCACAGTGACTTATTTCGTTTTTAAGGCGGACAGCCGGGACGAAATCGGGACGAGAAATATTAACGTATTTGTTTTTGCTTCCGGGCGAAAACAAATAAAAAAAATGTCTAATTGTCAGCAAGTTAAAAGTTACACACCTCCGGTGCTGCACACCGGCAAAGACTGGTACATTGACTTCTATGCCTTCTGTCCGGCCACCGGAGCCATGAAGCGCAAGAAATTCAAGCTCAACTACATTGATTCAATCAAGGAAAGGCGGAAGTATGCCAAGGACTTCATGAACCGCATATCGGAAAAGCTGGCTGTCGGCTGGAACCCTTGGATAGAGCAGGAGTCCGGCTCCGCATACATGCTCTTCAGCGAAGTCATAGACCGGTACCGCACATTCCTTGCAAAGATGCTGCGCGACGGACGCTACCGTCAGGAAACAATCAAGTCGTATTCCTCCTACCTCCGGAATATGGAAACGTTCAACGAGGAGAAGAAAGTGCCCATCACCTATATCTACCAGTTCGACAAGGATTTCTGTGTCCTGCTTCTGGACGAGGTCTACATCACAAGGGACAATACCGCCTTTACCCGTGACAATTACCTGGGATTCCTGAAATCCTTCTCCACCTTCTGTCTGAGCCACAACTACATCACCAAGAACCCGACCGAAGGCATCAGCAGCCTTGGACGGCGCGGAAAGAAGAAGATAAGGTGTGTCATCGAGGAGGACAAGCTGCAGAAGATACATGGCTATCTGCTCGAGAAGAACCCGTACATGCTGCTGGCGAGCTATATCCTGTATTACTGCTTCATACGCCCGGCAGAAATGACACGCCTCAAACTGAAAAACATCAGTCTGGCCAGACAGACCATCTTTGTCGAGGACACCATATCCAAGAACCGGAAGGACGGCACCATCACGCTGCCGACAAAGGTCATCCATCTCATGCTCGACCTGAAAATATTCGACTACCCGGGAGACTACTACCTGTTCTCGGACGGACTGAAGCCGGGGAAAAGGGAACGGACCGAGAAGATGTTCCGTGACTGGTGGGCACGGCATGTACGGAAAGACCTGAAGCTGTCGGCAAAGTACAAGTTCTATTCATTGAAGGATACCGGAATAACCAACATGCTCCGGCATTATGACGTATTGAGCGTACGTGACCAGGCACGACATAGCAGCATCCTCATGACGGACATATATACACCGCACGATATTCAGGAAGCGAATAGCCTGATAAAGAATTACGATGGTATATTTTAAAAAAAGCCCCTACTCTCACGAGCAAGGACTTCAAAAATAAAAAAAATGTCCGGTTAATGTGTTTATGGCTTCTCATACAGCACCCAATACGGCTGTCCTGCCAGGTACTCCACATGGTATCTGGCATCAGTCAGCTGCTTGGCCAGCTCCATCGGAGCGACATCGACGATATTCGACAACTCGTACACCAGTTCGACTGTGGTTTTATAGCACTTCTGCGAAGTGGCACCGATAGGCGAATAGTTATGGCCGATAAAATCGGCTATGGCTTTTTGCCGTTCGGCTTGTTTTTTCTTCTGTTCATCTTCCTCTGAATTCTGAGCATTATCATTGTATGCCCGAAAACCTATTTTCCTATGATTGTTCATAATCACTGCCCTCCTCCTTTTTTAAATAATTAGTAAGGAACTTGTTAAATCGCACCAGTTCCTCATAGCCTATATCATTAATCTCACCATCACAGTTGCGTGCATACAATTGATATCTCACCGATTTGGTTCCTCCACTACCTGTATCCACAGTCTTGGTGATAAAGAATTCATCATTCATGCCTCACCTCCTTCCTGCTCCAGCATATTCGCCTTCTCACTGAACTGATAAACGGAACGTACCTTGCAAATATCGAGAAAGAATACCGTGTCGGGGCATCCACCACTTATGACATGAGCCTCGATGCGTATAGTACAGTCACGTCCCAAAGGGGTAGCGGTACATTTCATGCGTTTCATCTTGGGGTGTTCGGCATTGATGCGGTTAACCACATCGCCTATTTCATGCTTGAGTGCATCCAGGGAAAGTTCATCCTTGATAAGAACATCTTTATACTTCTCTACATAATCAATAACCTTTTTCCATGCCCGGTTCTTGGGGGAATAGGTCTGCAGATGGTAAACAAAGAACATCATGCTTTGCCTCCTTTCTCATTAAAGGTGATGTTGACTGTCCCACCATTGACATAGATGGAAATGGATTTGTCACTACGTGCTGCACGGATACGTTTACGTCCGGCGCACAATTCAATACCCAACTGGGCAAACAGTTCTTGAACCTTCTCTGCGGATACATAGCGTCCGTGGGCGCTTTGATTTTGTTTTTTCATACTGTTTGATTGTTTCGCTATAGGCAGAAAAACGGCTGCCATTTCCCGTGTCGCGAAACAATCAAACAGTTGTCACTCCGTAGAGCAAAACAAATTGATGGGAAAGGCAGCCGCCAATTTCGTATGTATCATTTTACTGACGTCAGTAAAATGGTCTATGTATGGGCATAAAAAAAGCCCATTATGTCATGAGCATTAACCGCGCTCTGCGTACATGACTAACATGTTTGATTATTTCGCGTCACAAATATGCGGGTTTATTTTGGAATGGCAAAAGAAAAGCGGAGATTTTTTGTTTCTCCGCTTTTAATGTCACATTAAAAAGTTATACTGGCAGACAACCCACCTGGTGATGCTGACATTTTCAAGTATTTACCTGCCAACCATTCATAACGCAAACTTGAAGCATACAGAATGACAGCAGCCGCTCCAAAAATGACACTGGTTCCAGCAACAGCCACTTCATAGTCTTCGCTGTTATTAAAGAACCAGATTCCTCCACTGACGGCCGCACATGCTAAGGACGCTGTTTTGAATCGGGAAGATTTAATCATCATGTGCCCAGCCTCAAATTGTGGATTCCCCACATCTGTTCTCAATTTTAACGACTGCATAAAAGTCATTGGCTGTTTTTCGGCATTTGGATTCTGCCCATCGACTCTCTCCGGATGTCCTGGAGGTATTTGCCTCTCGGTTGTTTCTGTGTTTCTACGATTTTCACGTCTCATTTCCGGACGTTCTTGTGCTAAAACAGTGTTTGCCACTAAGGACAGAACACAGATTAAAAATAAAACTCGTTTCATATTCATTTATTTATAATGCCTAAGCTAATTCTTTATACCGTGTTCAATCTGAATCATCTAGAGCCTTCTACTATAAGTTACACCAAAGAATTAGATTATTAGGTTTGCTTTGAGTTCTAAATTCAAGATAAATAATCTCGATAAAAAGGAAAAAGGATGTGTTTCGAAAGACACATCCTCACTGAAATATACGCTTCATTATACAATATACCTCACCATAACTATCGCCTTCTATTGTAAATGGAGTTCCATGTTGAATATCATATCCTTGTCCCAATTTGCTTGTCCAAAAGCCATTCCTCAACTCACGAGCTGCATGTGTCCATGTTTTACTATCTTTTTTCACATATAACGCAACCTTTTGATATTTATCCTCATACTCCCAACTATCACACAATTCATACCCTTTAGTTCTAAATGCGTCTATTAGACATTCAATTTCCATACCTTGTTTGGCATCCTCAGGCCAATAAACAACACTATCCAAGGGAGGAGGAGTTATACTTGGCGGTTGCATCCACCGATCATTATAGTGACAAGCCCATGCAAGACAATTGTAATTTGGATTAATAGGACTAGTCAATTTAAAATTCTTATCAGTTGCCAATTTTGGGAAAATACCAATAATCCTTTTCTTAATTAACTCTTCAGTGCTTTTATCCATAATTTACATGCATCACTAATAGTAACGTTGGGTTTATCGGTTATTTTCTTCTTATAAATCATATTGAGTGCCCAAACCAAGTTAGAAGGCTCACGCTCCAACTCTTCCAAAATAAACGGAACAGCTTTTGTTCCCATATTCACAATAGCCTTAAAATCATTCTGTTCAATAATATCTTTCACTGAAGAAAGGAAGAAAGTATTATCCATCCATGAATTATAATAATCATAAAACTTCCTCTTTGCAATAAAAATATTATTTTCTTGATTATCTACTTCTTGAATATACTTTGATGCTTTAGGCTTAGATATGACAGCAGTTATGTCACTATATTGATCTAAATCAGCATACATAAGTGTCGGACTGCTAACCAATAGACCAGCAGCAATAGTCAAAGGTTTAAACCCATTTTTAAAGCTTACTAATTGCATAATTCGATTATTTTATCTGTGACATTACTAAAAAATATATCATTCTTTACCTCTCTAAGTTCCTGTAGAACCGATTGTATAGAACTAATATCAAATATGAGATTACTTTTATTCAAAACATCAATATCGAATATATAAAGATATTTTTCAGGAGTCTTATCTAAATTCTGATTAACAATAGAATAGACACCCTCTTTAATATCCAACATTAGTCTAAATCCATATTTAATTAAAGGGTATGGAACTCCATTCTCTGCTGATGATATAATAGTTTTAAAATAAACTGTCGGGTCCTCAAATTCGTCTAAAACAAATTGATTAATAAATCGAATAGAAATTCTTGTTATAATATGCTTTTCCAATATTGGAGCAAACACCATAAGATATTGACAAACAACACGCTCAAATTCATCCCATCCAATATAATCACGTTCATCAGTATAGGTTAAACTACCTTCTCCTATAGTTAATTTACATTTTTGATCTTCACTATAGTATACATAGTTAACCATTTTAGCATTGGAAGTTCCTGATATTTTAGAAACACCTAATGGAATTGATGACGAAGGCAAATTTATACTAGCTTCAATAGTATCATTCCTTTTAGGAAAATACTTACTTAATTGAGAATCACATTTAAGAAAATCACTCAGTGCTGTATTTCCCATTTCAAATTTCAATTGAAATAAAGCTACTTCTACTGGTGGTTTACTTAACTTCGGCCACATCTTTGCCATAATTATTTCTTTATTTATCTAATAGTTTTAATAGATTTGAAACAAAAATCCGTTGCAAATATAACGATAATATAATTATTGCACTAAATTTTATATTAAACTTTATAATCAATTTTATTTAGTACTCACTAAATTATCCCTATAAATAGCACCTATTTGTCTTTATACTATAATCATAGAGAACAACGACTTCATCTTTTTGTTTTATTATAAATACCATTTATTCTATCCGGTAGAAAGTTCCCTTCAGTACCTTGCTTAATCCATCAACATCTATTTCCGTCTCAATCTTCTCGCACAAATACTGCTTGTTGCCTATAAGAAACACCTTATTCACATCTGGCAGCTTATTGGCTTGGAACTGGATTGTGTAAGGGATATTGGAGTGAAACAGACTGAGTGTCGACAACCGATGTCCGACACTGTCCGGACAAACATCGTTCAAACTCAGAGAATACGGAAGAAAGTCCGTGAGTTGCGCTCCGGTCTTCTGCTGGTAGTCCGTAAAAGGATAGGCGTAATCATAGGCATGTGTCTGACCGCTGTAAGTTACGTTCTGCCGGTTGAACTTACCGGTATTGACAGCCACTTCCATGCGCCCGTTTTTTTCCTGCTTCTCCTTCAGTTCCACGTCACCGTTTATGGCCTCCTGGACATTGAAGCGCTCCTGCTTGGCAACAGTAGCCTGGTAGCCCACCGCGGGTATGTTCAATACCATGGAGGTGTACGGACGGGACAAATCGTAATCAGCTACAGAGCCATACACGCCGACATTGAACTGAATAATTTTAGCCGGGACGATTCCGAGTGAGGTCTCTACATCGGACGATTCCGGGTCACGGATTAAATCCGCATACAAATTGACTTCACGCAGCGTATTCTTATCATTTTCATTGTAGTTGATATAATACCGTTTGCCAACAATAAAGATTGTACTTTTCTTGTCACTGTCACCCATTCCGTTGTATGCGGTCAGCATTGCATCGTAAGAATCATATTCTTGTTTGTATGCAGCCTCTATGATGTCCCTTTCAATTCGCAGATAGCCGTCATCCGTATGGGAAGGCAGATTGTAGCCCACATTGCCAGTGCCCAAGTCTTTCTCATTCTTTTCATCTTCAATATCCACAGTGAACTCCCGTAGCAGGGAAGATGCAGGAATTATCTCCTTTCCGGATTCTGTAAAATAATCGTTAAGCCCTACGAGACTCACCACTTTGGTGCGTTCGTTGACCACTGTAACCGCACAAAGGAATTTCTCCAGTTCATCAAAGAATTCGGAAACAGTCCAGTGCGGCAATGCAGCGGCCACCCGGTTGCTGCTTACCGCGCTGCATACATAAACGTTCCGCAAGAAATTGTTATCAAAGAAGGAGGTATCGAACGTATAGCCAAAATGCCCCACTATTCTCTTGATGACTGTCAAAAGGTATGGCTGTACACATCGACGGCCATAATAGGGGCAAAGGGTAAAATTGTTCGTGCCGAACTCATAGATTGCATCGTTCTGAAGATTCTCCCATTTGGCTTCCTGATAGAACACTGGCAACCATACAGCTTCAATGTCGTCCACCGAACCGTAGTAGTTCACCATATTGGCAGGTGGCTGGAAACGGTTCTGATTGTTGTTCGGCCAACTGATTGTACCTAAATCAAGTTCGTCAATATACAGATCATCATTCGTCAGCAGATTAAATTCCGCATTACCCGATACGAGCTGTACCTTAACCAGTGCATCTTCTACTGAGAGTAAAACCGCACTGCCGTAAAGCAGGCATCTGGCGTCAACGATGAGTGTGGCCGGAAGGATAGTCTTTTTTTTCGTCACATCCAGTCTGTTCACGTGCTTGAATATGGCATGATTGGCAGGCATGGGGAGTTCTATGTCCAAGGAGTAATTGGAACTGCGGGTGAAATACGGATTCTCGGAGGTGAACGTAATGTTGAACCCTTCAGGAAGGGCGGCCAATTGCCCGTCAATGTATAATTCTGTCATTGCTTGTTGCGTGATTTATTGTTGTTCAACTTCTGATATTCTTTTTGTGCCTGGTTGATACCCCGTTTGCCGGTAACATAAGTTTCCGCTACCAAAGGGGCATCCAGCCTGTTTTTAAGCTTCCGCAATACGCGGGTACATTCTATCAGCATCGCCACCATAGCCGGGTCATTGGTCGTCGTTGTGGCGCTGGCAGCAGGTGCCTTGGCTGGTACGGTACGTGTACTCTTTCCGGAACCTGCTACAGCCGCTATGTCTTCAGCTGTCAGATTACCAACATTACCGCTACGCTGTGCCACGTCAATGGCGTCGAATATCGGTCGCAGATTCGGGTTGGCCACAGCAAAACGGTTGGCGACAAATTCATTGGAATGTACAATACCTTGCGGCTGATTCCAGTCACCGGACGGAGTAAAGCCGCCGGTGTAGAAATTGGAGATAAGCCCTTTGGCTGTCTCAAATGCGGCAGTTATCAGAGCAATCTCTCCGGCAGCTTTAGCTACACCTACGAAGCCGAGTGAACCTATATTCTTGATGGTGCGTTCGGTAACGGCCATAATCATCATACGTTCCAACGCATCAAGCGACATAGTAAGAATATTCTTCAGGAAGTCCTTGAGAGACACCTCGGAGTCCGTGAAGAATTGCGCCATGGTCTCTCCGAAGCCTTTCGCCAGGTCAGACAGTATGTCAAACTTCTCACGTTCAATCCGTTTTTCTTCTTCAGCATCTTTTTGGGCATCCTTCAGATTACGTTTACGCATCTGTTCACGTACCTGGTTTTTCTTCTCCTCACTGATTGCCGCGTCATTGAGAACCTTATGGTAATATACATCTTGCAGTCTGCGCAGCTCATTGAAATACTCCTCCTCGGAAGTCCTGTTTTCATAATGATACATGGCGGCAGCTTCCACCTGCATTTGGTACTCTTTGTCCAAACGGGAAAACGTCTCTTCTGCCTGCTCCTTACGGCGTTTCTCTTCATCCTTGGCAGACTGTTCATCAAGCCTGCGCAATTCATCACGCGCCTTTATTTCCGCATCAAGTATTTGGTCATTGATACGTTGAATCTCTGAAGGCTCAAGCCCCTTGACCTTCAGCTTATCGTTGAGCAGTTGTATTTCTGCATCCCGCATCTGCTTGTTGTATTCTTCCTGGGTCATCTTATCGTCAGCGAGGTACTTCCGTTTGATGTCAGCGATACGTCGGTAGTAGTCGGCTTCAGCTTGGGCGAACTTGTCTTTGGAAGTGTTATTTTTATCGCAGGTACAAGGTTTGTTTCCACATATCGGACATTTTCCACCGTCATTGCCTCCGGTGGGATTGTTTTTAGGAGTGTTCGGATTCAATGCTTTCCATTTTTCTTGTACCAGTTTCTTATAACGTGCAGTTAAAGATTCAACAATCTCTTCTTCTTGGGAAATCTTGTTGCGAACATCCTCGCGAGCCATCGACCCCATCGGTGAATTGTCACTCAATGCCGGGGATTTTTGAAGGCGCATCAGGTTGATCCGGTGCTTATCCAGTTCGTCGGCAACCTCTTTTAATTCGATATTGGTTGCTAATACAGCATTATATCGGTCAAGTGCCTCTGTGTTTTCATTGATGATTTTGCCCTCTTTATCAATCTCTGCATTATAATCCGGAATAATAGCCTGCAATTGTACAATTGCCTTTTTACGTTCAAAATTGGAAAGATTATTATTGTGTATTTTGGTGGTCAACTGTTCAATCAGTGATGATTGACGCGCATATTCATCATTTGATTTTTCTGTAATTTTCTCATTGACTTTATTTAGGTCGTAATAAGCTTTGGTGCGTTGTGTCAGTTTGTAGGATGCGGTAGCTGCTGCAAGAACTAATGTAACCAGTAAGCCAATCGGATTGCTGGACATAATAGTCCAAGCTGCTTTCAGCGATTTGGCAGCCAAATCAACGCGCCCGTGTAAAACCTGCACGGCAGCGGCATATAAATAAGTGGCGGTACGTAGTGATTTAAGTAAAACAGAATGTCCTTGCATGAGCATTGATAATTTACGCAAGTTTCCAAATGATGTCACTGTATAACCAGACAATGTATTCATTGATGCGGCATAAGCCAAATTGAGAACTGTCGCAATTTTGGTAAGTGAATTCCAAATAGAATACCATGCTGTAATTATCTTCAGCCGGGTAGCATATACAAGCAATATCGTACTAAGCCACAATACAGTACCACCCCATTTGTTGCACCAGTCAATCAATCCCGGCAAATACTTGAGCACATTGGTCAGCATATTCGTACTCACCGTCAGAGCCGGATTCAACTTCTCGCCAAGGTCAATGGCTGCCAGCTTCATCTTATTACGTGCCTGCTCCAGTTTGGCCTGTGCAGTATCACTGTTTATGGCCGCCTGCTCATACGCCACATTGGTACCGGTGACGGCAGCGGTGAAGTCTTTCACCATCTTCGTGTTCTGAAGGATTACGGATGCGGTATTGTAGCCTTCCTCCCCGAACATTTTTTTGATGGCGCCTGCGTCCATATTCTTGTTCTTCAGATTCTCCAGTGCCTTATCCAACCCGACGATTTTAGGGTTGGTCTTGTCTGCCCCAGTCTGAAGAACCAGAAAGAATTTCTTCAATCCCGTTCCGGCCACTTCATCCTTTATACCCCGATAGGCAAGCGTTTCAATCAATGCGACCGTCTGTTCAATGGGAACATTGGCCGAAGCCGCTGCGGTACCTGCATTCCGGATAGCCTTTGCCTGGCTTGCGATATTGGCGGAACCTGCCTGGGAGCCGGCAGCCAATACATTGGTAAACCGTCCAGCCTGGTCTGCCGCTGCCCCATATTGGTTGAGTGATAAAGTAAGTGAATCAACCGCTTCGTTCAGGGTGATGTCTTTGGCTGCCGCCTGCAATCGCATGGCTTCCTCCGTAACAGCCTTGAGCGCCTCCTTGTCTCCCAGCAGTTCCGGTTTGGCCGAACCGACCAGCATGAACGCATCCAGGATTTCGGCTGCCGACTGGCGGACACGCAAGCCCTCTTTTGTCATGGTGGTGGAAAGCGTCTTGGCCTGCCCGGTCAACCAGGCAATGCTGTCATCATCAAGTCCGGTCAAGGCTTTCAGCCCGGCCTGGGACTCCTCCAACTTGTTGCGTTCGTCTCTGATGGCGCGCAAGGCAAGGGTAAAACCGGTAAGGAAACCTATTACGGACAAGATAACTCCACCGAAACGGTTGAACCAGTCCACCATACTGCCAATACTGACAGTCGCTTTCTTGGTTTCGGTGGTGATGCCTTTTATCTCCTGGCGATGCTGTTTTAAAATCCCCTGAAGATGCTGTATCTTCGCCATGGTGCGGTTGTATTCCTCAGAGCCGCGTGTCATTTCCTTAATGTCACGCTGTAGGCGTTTCATCTCCAAATCAATGGAATTGATGTCATTCTTAATTTCCTTGCCATCGATGTACAAGTAGACACCTCTTTTGACAGTCTTGTCACTTTTTGCCATAACGTTTTTCAATTGTTATTTTATCAAACTTCTGAAGCACATTCTTGAGTGCCTGGTCACCGTAATACTCTCCGGATAAATCTGCCAGTGATTCGATGTTATCCACAATGGGAGGGTCTAACCAGGGTAGGGGACTTCGCCGGATAACGGCATAGTGTTCATCAACGGTACGCATGCGCCGGATACGATATTCAGAAACACGTAAAGAACGCAGTTCCTGACGTTTCTTCTTATCGCTCCATGCCGAATGTCCCTTCATTATAATTCCGTTCTTGACGATATATCCACGCCCGGCGCCATACTCCCGGTACGCACCATACCGGGCAAAGCGGAAACCCAGACCGACATAAGCCGGTCCACCTTCACGGTCTTTCAGCCAACGGGATTGCAGTTCCCTACGCAATCTGCCGGTTGCGTGTGTCCGTTGTAGAATATAAACGGAGGTATTCCTAACTTTCCACGTCCAGTTCTCAACTCCTCGATTGAATTTCTCGGAGGTCATTAAACTCTTTTCTTCAGTTATTGCCATAAAAAAGCCTTTAGTTCCGGACACAAAACTAAAGGCTGAAAAGAGTGGAAAAAAGGACAAGAATTCAGCGGACAGAGAACTTGAAATCATTGACCCGGTTCAGCCATCCTTTCCGGAATACAAGCTGCGACGGGTCCCTTTTACAGATTTCTTCAATAAACCGGATTCTGTCTGTCTTGATAGCTTCGAACAGCTGCCGTTGGTTGGCCAGATTGATACTTGCAACCGTCTGAGGTCCTACGATACCGTCTACATTGATTTGCAGGAGTTGTTGTACCCTTGTGATACCGGGACGTCCGGAGGCCCACACCCAATCCACACAGATGTTCGCAATGGACTGGTTGTGTATGAAGTCCGCTTGGTAACGGTCCCAATAATACTTCTTGAAAACATGAAAGACGTCATCCGGAGTAATCATGCGTAAATCGTCCGCATCAATGTCTCCGTCACCATCCTTGTCATAACCACATGCTTTCCACGTAGACAAGGTTATCCCCATATTGGTTTTGCCGCCTTTGTCATTTTTGTGGTCACTCCATCCGCCTTCCCATTTGCGGATGATCTTGAATAAGATTTCTGCTTTTGCCATAAATAAAGTTCGTTTGTATTATCATTCTACATATTCAGACAGCGGTTTATAAGACGTGCTAAAGTTCTTCCAGCCGTTTGCCGCCCTATATGCTTCCACAAGGTCGTCAGGGACATAAAAAGAGCCACTCCACCCATCCGGTAACGTCCATCCGGCATAGGAAGGGACTTTGCCGGCACGGATGATAAACACCTCAAGCGCTGTGCAGTTGTTGAACGCGTTCTGAAGGAATGTGGTAACGCCGGTACCAATATCCACCTTCCTCAATGAGGCACAATACCTGAATCCTCCTATGGAGGTTACAGAATCCGGAATCACAATCTCCTCCAATCCCGTGGCGGCAAAGTCATTGAGTGAAATGACACCTTCAGGTATAGTGACATTCCTCAATGCATTGCAGTCGCTGAAACATCCTCCGCCCAAAGAGGTGAGCGAATCCGGAAGGTGTACCGTCTCCAGGGACGTATTCCCCTGACAGACCTGGGATTTCAGCCCGGTCAGATGGTCAGGGAAGGATATGCTCCTCAAAGCCGTACATTTGGAAAACGCATAGGCATCGATGTTCTGCAGGCCCGTGAAAAGCTTGAGTTCATCGAAACTCTGTATTTCCGTATTGCCGGAGAAACTGTATCTGTTGATTGTCGTGGCGGCCTGGGCTTCGGACAGACTGAGTTCCCCGTCACCGTCCTTGTCCCATATCGACACGCAGATACGTTTCACTTCAGGGTCTGCGAACTGAATAATACCACCATAGCTGATGCCGGCAGACACAATCCCACTTTCAGTGTCATCCGTGGCTATCTGTGCATAGATTGTTTTCTCTCCATATCCTTCGGAAAGAGTGAAATCCACCGTGTCACCGGTCCAGCCGACCCATGCGACGGAAGCGAGGTCCGCCGATTCCGCCATGCGGTAGCGGGCCGGTTGACCTGCATAATCGAACCTGACCGATACTCCACGTCCCGCCGTGATTGCCGAACCCGAATTTATGACAATGCCGTCAAGCCGGATGTCCAGGTCTGCAACAGAAGTGTCCTTGTAAATGCCCATGTACGGGCCTGCGCGGTACACGCTCTTATACCAATTTTTGTACCCCCTCATGTCATATGCAGACCTGCCGACAGCTCCGGCACTCACAAGAAGGCTGTCGTAATTGGGCTGGTAATTGTCATTGGCACTGTCAGCCACTTTCAGCGCCCCGTCTATGTATTCATAATCTGTATGCGCCTTCAGGAACACATTCCCGTCTCCGCCGGTGAACATGACCGGAACCTTATCTGTACCAACCTCTGTTATGATTACATTGTCATCCATAAAATACCTGGCCAGCGTATAATCCGTATTGAAGGAGCCCAGTGAATAAGCCTTAATCACATTGTTATAAATGTACATACCTATTTCATCTACCACTCCGTCGCCGTCAAGGTCTATATGCTCATCCTCTGAACTCTTCCACAAGGCGGAAACGAACGCACCCGAATAACGGGCCGCCTCCATCACGTTGTTGTAGATGCGCACCTCGCCAAGCAACGGGCCGCAGAACGCTATCGGCCCGTTACATTTCAGCAGCCTGCAGTTGTACAGCCTGCCGTCGAACACGGAGGAACTGGCGTAGTTCTGCCCGCCCTGTTTGCTTGCCCCACTGCCAGTAGTATTCACATAGCAGATATCCACATTGATGGCATTGTTCACCTGAAAACTATCAAGCCCAGTATTAATGAAGTTGACACGATACAATCGAAGATGGTCAAGTAGATGTGCATAATACTCCACTTCCTGCCCTTGACCGTTCGTACCTTTAAGTTTACCGCTACCGTAATAGCCGAGATAGACACCTTCTCCGGCTGTGTTCTGGATTGTACAATGATGGATACGTAGATTGTCAAGCACCCAATTGCCACGCCAGAACCAGGGGACATCGGGGTCAGGGTCCGTCTTGGCCATGATGCCGGCGAATCCCGTACCGTCTATGTCAATGCCGAACATTTCTATGTCGCCCGCACCGCCGGAAACAAAAATGCACGTATTGATTGCAGCGTCATCCGACGATGGATGGAATCTGATTCCCGTGCGGTTGTACCCGTACCCGTCCAATACGACATTACGCATGTTGTCACCGAAGGTGACGGCGCCGAACGACATCCAAGGCCAGTCGAAAACACCTTCTTCATCGTGCGTGATGACCAGGGGACTCTCATACGTAAAGTTGGGCGTTCCGTTCTCCGATGAGACACCGGGGGATACATTTCCCTTTATACGCATACGCATCGGGTAGACTGCGCCGTTTTCCCTCCGGATGCAAAGAGTCGTGCCTGCCGGAAGAACGGACAGGTCTATGAGGTCGTAGCCCGCCGTGTCCGATGACCCGTGGGGAGCAGTCCATTCGGCATAATTCAATCCGCTGCCATCCACATCACGCCACAGATGCATCTCATACTGCTTCTCGGCTTGAACGGTGATGGTTTCATAACCCTGCGTAGTGTCGGCAGGCCTCGGGCAAAGAGCAGGAACTACCGTTATGAGCTTGTCTATTCTCTTGCTGGAAGTCACCCCTGTTGCCGTGTCAGTAACATCAACTTCCACATCGTATATTCCGCGGTCAGACGCGTTGTCAAAGGAAGATGTAAACGCGACGGTCCCGTCAGACATCGGGCGCCCGGTAATTTCGGTCAGAGTCTTGACCGGAGACGAATCCTCGTTCTCGCGATACACCTTTACGACCATTGTACTGGCACCTGAGTAGCCGTGCTCCGGGGAAACAGTGACGACGAACAGTTCTCCCACCCGCACGACCTCACTGGCCGATACGGTAAAGTATGGCAGCACTTGCGGCAACATTGCATAGATTCTTTTTGAAACGGCTGTCTCAGTCAAATTATTACGCGCTATGAATTTTTGAACAAGTTCCCCTCCGTCTGATATCGCAATAGACTTGCTGTCTTTCTGCTTTACAAGATTGCCGGCCGTTGCCACCGTGCTACCGCTTCCGTCCTGCGTCTGCCATTCCGAGGTTTGTCCCCACCTGGTTTCAGCGTCAATTTGAATTGTATCTCTGCCTGCCACCGGGAAATAATTGTCTGCCTTCACCGATGCCTTGACACGCCCTATCCGAACTCTCAATATATCACTATAATTCTCTGCCATGCCTACACAATATTAATATCATACAATTCATCCGATACATACTCTCCATCCCCATCAACAATCGGTACCGGCGAAAACAGGCCATAGCGTCCTATCGCCAGGTACCTGTCCGCAGAACCTATAATCGAGAACATCGGCATCCGATTCCTGTCCAATGTCTTGGACTCCAGCAGCAGCGTGTCTCCAGCCATGCTGCTGTATTGAGCCGCATCGCTGAATGCCGATTCGTCTTCCATATTATAGCCGGTGTAACCCGGAACAATGGCCGTCTCGTCGATTGCAGAACCATGCCTGTTGTAGCATCCGCGACTGTTGACGGATACTGACTTTAGTTTATAAGACAAGTCCATATCAGGCACATAGGCATCGTTTGCAGGATTACCGCCATCCAATGCGGAAGTGATCATCAGATTATCATCAAGAGCGTCCGCATCCACACCGTCGGACACGAGCACGGAATGCAGCTCGTAGCCGAGCTCCTGGAGCTGCCAGAAGCGGCAACCGCGGTCTGCGTTGATTTCCACGCCACCCCCGGCTCCTTCCGTGTTGAACACACGCAGAAGGCTGCCATAGGTAATGTCGTCATGCAGCTTGTACTGGAATATGTTGTAGTCCGACACAAGTTCGCCCACATTGTCGAAAGCGAAACCGTATATGAAGTGCACCGCATGCCCGGCATCCACAACCACGTTATTGGATATCTCCAGCCTGTTGATTGTGCCCCAACGCGTACAATACTGCTGCCCGTTGTTACCGGACATGTAGAAGGTATTGTTGTTCAATTCCATATCCCGTATAGGGCACAAACCGATAACTGCCTGTGCCCATGTATTGATGGAACCGGTATTCGACAGCATCCCCACGAAGAGGTTGGATTCCAGGGCCAGCACGGACATCGGGGTGGACGAGTTGAAGTTGAGGGCCATGCTGCCACCGTCACGGAAGGTGTTGCGGCGGATGTATGCCTTGTCCACATTGTTTATGCTGGAGAAGCTGTAGCGGTTGTCCCCAGAGAACCGGTTGTCCTCCATGACCAGCACCCTGCCGGTACTGAATGTCACAGCCGTAGGATAGCCGGTACCATGAGGCGCCATGGCAAAATCATTGTTCAGGACTGAAAGGAGGGTGCAATTGTCGACATTGACAACGGGACCACGGGCGTTCACGAATGAAGAACCATTGACGGTCACGTTCTCGGTGTCAATGAATATCAGGGAATTGGAGGACATGACCTCTTCGTCCGTCATGGACCTGCCGTTGAAGGTGCATCCTCCGACAAAAAAGTTCCTGGCGTACCGTGATGTACTGCCGGTAAATGATACGGCACCCACGGCATCCGGAATCTGATGCCCCACATAGTTGGAATAGTCCTCAAAACGGACGTTCCTGACAACCACGTTGTCCACACCGGAGAACGAGAGGCATCCCAGGGCATTACCGTCCAGGGTCAATACGGAGCCTCCGTCAATTGTCAGCGTGTACATGCCGCGCTGGTTCCAATCGGCAAGCTCGGCAAGATAATGGCCTTCCTTTCTCTTTTCCCTGGCAACCTTGATGCAGGTTATCTCCACATTCCGGGTCAGACCGTCAGGGTATGTCGCCCGAACCGCGTTCAGCGCATCCTGAGTACTGGAATAGTAATAGCCGGGAAGGTCGCTGCGGACAAGGAAACCGTCGCCAACAGAAGCGGCCAGCAGGTCCAGTATGCCGACAAAGATGCGTCCGACACGTTCGGCGGTATTCTCACCCTTTTGGGTAGCACCACGCACCTGCCCGGAAAGAGTCTGCAGAACCTCTATGGAATCACCGCCCTCGACAATTTCAAACTCAACTCCGGATTGTTTCAGCAGGTTCAGGATGCCGACAAAGGCACGTCCGACACGTTCGGCGGTATTCTTACTGTCCTCGGTAGCACTGCGTACCTGTGCCGCCAGTTCCTTCAATGTCCCAAGCGTATCGTATCCTTCGGAAGGCTCGAATGAAACTTCGGATTCTTCCATGAGGGTAAGGATGCCCACAAAGAGACGCCCGACACGTTCAGCCGTATTCTCACCTTTTCGGGTGGCACCACGCACTTGTGCCGCCAGCTCCTTCAATGTTGTAAGTGTATCAGACATACTGTATCATAAAAATGCATTCCGGCAGTTCAAAGCTTTATAAGGTTCGGACAGACTAACAGCCGCAACCACGCCGTAGAGCTGGTTATCATTGTTCACCACATAGTCCGCTTCCACCTCTTCGAGTGAAAAGGCAAGCCATTGGCGGTTCTTACGTTTGTCTTCGAGTACCCGGTTGAGCAGCTCATCAAGAATGCGCTCGCACTTGTCAAGGGCAGCCTCTATCTGCTCATAGTCGGAGGTGTCGGACACATGCTCCACAATGAAGAGCAGGTAATCGCGGTCTTTCCGGTATGCACCCGGATTACCGCCGTAACCGAATCCTGAGCCACGGTCCACAATCACTGCCGGATAGTGGAGCACGCTGTCCAGTGCCGTATGCTTCTCCCGTTCTGATGAGAGGAAGTGTACCTCATCATTCTCCTTGTGTCGTATATCGACATGCCTTTCAGCCAAGTTCTCTATGTATTCCGAAAAAGTCATTTCTTCTGTTTTTGGGTATCACGTATCCTTTTGTTAAGCAGGCGGAATGCCGTAGCCACCGGCATCGCCTGATACTTCTCCATTACCGCCACATCATCGCCAACAAAAGCATCAAAGATGTCAAGCCAGTTGACTGTCGCTGCTGCAGGCTTTTTATTCTTATTAGCATCCGGTTCCGGCTCATCATTGAGGGGGAACAGGAATGGGAAAGCCTTGGAAAGCCATCTCTTGATGAAAACGTAGTTCAGAAATATGGCATACTTGACATGTTTGTCAAGCTTCGCTATCTCTGTCAAGCGTTTCTGTAACAGTAATGGTTTCTGCCTGCTAAATAAGCCGTTTTTCCCACCTGACGGTAGGACAATGTATTCGTTGTCCTTCAGATAGAGCATCGACACGAAAGCATCCAGTGAGGAATCCTTGCCGTCACGCGCATAGCGGTTGAAAGCCGTGTCCACGTGCATGAAGTGCTCGAAACACATCCCCTTCAGGCGGTCACCCGGCGCTTTCAGCCCGGAGACGGCAGGAAGGATAAAGCGGTCCATCCGGACACGGCAGTCGCTGATGAACTCCACCAGTTCGCTCAGCTTATAACTGTAATAAGTGTCGGAACCGGTCCCGGACGGCAGGGAATAGAACTCCTTCAGGAAGGATGGTTCGTCCGTTTCCTGAAGATAAAGCCGCGACACGAGCAGGAACTGTGCCGGTGTCAGTTCCTCCCATTTCTGAGGTACCCGGCGGATTATCTCATGGCGGACACCCAAACGACGGTATGTAATGCGAAGCTCCCTCATGTCCAGAATGTGCGCTTGTTATCGTTGTCGCGGTCGAATATACGACGAGGGTCACCTTGATAGAACGCCTCGAAATTATTGCGAACGATGCGCAACAGAGCCGTCATGTACATGTCCGCATCCGCTTTCAGATTCTGAATCTGTACGGCGATACGCTCCGCATCGACGGGTCTCTTCTCCTCATTGCCCTTTTCACCCGGCTGTACAGCGGTGAAGTACAGCCCCCGGTCCGTGACGCTACCCGTCTCCATCAGCAGCCGTCTGACCGCCATTGCCACAATGTAGCGGGAGCAGGCAAGGCGCAACCGCTCCATGCTCTTCCGGGCTTCTTCGTCTTCTGGGGGATTTACCAGTCCGTCAATCAGATGCTCATACAACTTGTCACCGATGGCCGGCTGAAGGAGCATCTCCTCGGCAAACTTCAGGTGCGGCTGCAGGCGAAGGAAAACAATCCGGCTGCCATTGATAAAACAGACGTCATTGACATCCGCGGTACTGCGGACAATGGCCGATTTACGGTCCTGATAGGCCCGGGAGGACGCGAATTCCGGATATTCGGCTATATGGGCATACAGAAACTCAAGCAGCTCGTCGAGCGCATTGAACCCCTTGTTGCGCAGCGATGCCCGCAGGTTATCTTCCTGGTACTTGTACACCTGCTGGAATGATTCGCCGTTGTCGGACTTCTGACGTTGGAATCCCGCATCGGTGATACGCATGCTGATTTCATCGAAATCGTTCCAGAACGCCAGGTTCGCGTTCGCGCGTTTGCAAATCTCCAGCAGGCGGCTGTCCAGTTTCTCCCGTTCGGTTGCCCCTTCGGTATTCTGTTCCAATACATCCGGATTTGGACCGAATTCGTATATCTCGACCACTTCTCCCACCATCGCATCGCCCAATAACGGTACGAGGTATTGTCGGAAAGCATTCCGGAGCGGTGCCTCCATCATGTCAAAGGAGATGGCGGTGTTCACCTTCATCACCGCTTTCAGCTCCTTGCCGTTGTTCCATTTTTTTGCACTGAATATCATTAGCTCAATGTTTTTTTGGTACCGCTGCCGGTATCGAGGGTTACTAAAACGGTATTGCGGAAACGCAGCTCGCATTCCGGCATGCCGTTCATTTTGATATAGAGTTCTATAGGGTCCAGGATATTCTGCCGGTCAATCCACGCGTTGGCAATGTTCACAAGGAAAGCCTCACGGATATTGGAACCGCCCTGGTTGCCGGCATAGGTGCCACCGGGCATACCTGCACCGAGCACATTCGGATTCACCATCAATGCAAACAGAATTTCCGAGTTGGCGGCTGCCGACACCGGAAGGTTGTCACTGCCCTGGTATTTGTTCTCCAGCGGCTTGATTTTCCACTCCTCCTCAACCCTGCCGTTCATCTCGTTCACGGCATAATGCGAGAAGATGGGCTTCTCCGCATTGTCCGGTCCGCAAAGGTTCTGCTCCACAGAATCCATGTACTTCTGTATGGCCGCCTCACGCTCTTTGGCAGAATAGTCCTTGGACGGGTATTTCTTCTCCCAGTAGGAATACGGTATCTGTACATGCCACTTCCAGGTTATCTGGTTTTTGTAGGCTTTCTTGAGGAAATGGGGGATAAGATGGGCTATCTCCACCCATCCACAAACGTAGGCGGGCCACCAGATGGGCATGCCGTAAAGGTCGTCGTTGCTCCAGCTGTCGCGTACCGGCATGATGAAACCGTCCTTCACCTTTCCGGCAAACTTCAACACCTCAGCATGCATCTGCGGGTCGTATTCGGAGAGCACATCCAGCCTGGTGTATTGGCCCTTGTCCGGACGTTGCGGCCAATATCCGGAAATGATGCACTTGCAGGCACCATATTCGTCCACTTCGGAATAGCGGCGGTAAAGCGCATTGACCGGATTGACCCCTGCAAAAGAATTGCCGGCAGCCGACGGCACAAACTGGACGGCACCGTTGCCGAACTTCAGGTAATCCCGAAGCACCTTCTCCATGTAACGCCTCACATTCCGGGAAGCAATAAAAGTCTGTACCCGGCTATCGGTAACGGGCTTCAGTATCTCGTTACCATCATTGTCGTAACCGTTCACCGTACAAGGATATATGCCTTGCCCAAGTGTCAGGTTACGAAGAAACTTCAGGCCCGTATTGAGCACGCTGGTGTTTCCTATCTCTTCAGCCGCCTTCTGGGGGAAATCATTCTCATCTCCCCATGGACGCACCTTCACTCCGTCGATGTCTATATAGGAAACATTCGACAAGTCATATGGCGCCAGGATTCGGGTACGCTCCTTCATTTCGTTCTGGGGTGTCCCCGTCGTTTCGCCGAATATGTACGTGGACTGCATCAGCAGGGGAATACCGCTTGAATTAAACAATATGTTCATCAGAATATTATTTTCTTTTTGTTATACTCCAGTATCAGGTCAATATCCACGGGGTAGGGGTGTCCTTCCGGATTTCCCTTGCAGTCGCAGGGCTGCACGCCCCGGAGCTGGTATTCCTTCATGTTCATGCGTCCTGCACCGCAGGCGTAGGCCTGGGGCATGAAATAGACCTTGCCTTCCTTGCTGACGAACTTTATCGAAAAGATGCGCCGGCGTCCGCGTTCGTCCGTGCGGATGTCCATGTCGGCCAGAGCCAGGTTTCTGCGTATTGTCTCCATATCGTTATATCATTCAAATGTATTGTCAAATGTTCTGTCGAATATCCGCCCATAAATACCATTGTCACCGGTACGCTCGAAAGCCAGATGCAGGCGTGATGCCTGACGGAATGTAAGTGAGACATTGATTTTCTCGTTGCCGGTACGCTTGTGAGAGAAATCAATGTCAGTGGTCACCACTTCTGTCGATGTTTCCGTATTATACAGCTGCAAAGAATCAGTTGTTATCAGATCCAGTACCTTTCCGTATTGTCTGGTGTCCAGATAGCCGCTGTTTGCCGTACGGCTGTCAATGTATCCGGCATCTGTACGGACAGTCCTCTGCAGCAGTTCGACCGTTTCACCTTCCAGTTCGGGAGAATATTCCACCAGTCCGGTGAATGCCATTGTCTCTGGCATCCCGAATGCGTTCCGATAAATGAAGTTGGTGATATTACGGTACAGCCGTTTATCATTGATAAACCTTACCTTATCCTTCACAATTCCGTTCTCCTCCAGCATGGCATCATAGAAGAGGATGGATGTCGTACCAATGCCGGACAATGCCGCAACCCGTTCGAGGGATAAAGAAAAAGCAAGCATACCATTGGTGGCACCAAAGTCCTTGGTGACCCGTCTGTACCGTTCCTTTCCGGCATCTAAGTATGCCACCCCTATCTCCAAAGAAATCCCTTCACGTACCCTGAATGTCAAGTATTCCATTCTATCATGGGCTGTACGGATTGTGTTCTCATGTGTCAAGAAAAGCACGTCTGACGGGGATACCGATGTACGACAACGACTGTAATAAGTATTGAAACTCCTCCGGACTGTGTCCTGCTTGTCTGAAAACACAGCGGTTATGGACAATGGAGCCTGATAGTAAGAGACTACATTGCTGGACATCCCTTTCGGATTATGCAGGGAGAAGTAACTGCGAAGCATTTCCCCTATCTCATGAATCACCACGTTGCCTTTTAAGGCATAATAGCTCTCATTGAAAATCTCCGTACCTCCGGTTTCAATGCGGACATTCAACTGTTCATCCGTGATTCCTGAGATTTTTATTTCTCCGATTTCCGAGATGAAACAGTCCACTCCATCATGTATGCCGTCCACTACCATTGCCAAAGAGTTTTAGAAATGCCCAACACCAGAGACCTGTTGTACAAGTCATAGCCCGCCTTGAACTCCCAGGACTTACGTCGGTACCCTGCGGACAGTACACATCCGTAACGTCCCGCATCCATTCCCAAAACCAACGCGTTGTTGCAGACCATTGGCTGCCGGTAATCAACCACTACCGTGCGGTCAAGCAATGAATTGCGGGATATGACGTCGGTCAGCTCCACTTTCAGGTAAGGGCGTTCAATAATTGTATCAAGATAATGCTTCTCCGAGAAATAGTCGGCCAGTATAGCCGCCGTATCCACTTCTGTGGGTACCTCACGGACAATCACCTCCGGTTCCGGAATGGCAGGGCGTATCGTATCATGCCTGACCACCGTTTCCGGTACGCGGACAATGCTCCGTTTCCGGGAACCCAGCCAGTGGCCGGCCCAGCCGGAGAGAAGTGCGATAACCGCACAAAGCAACATATGGCTAACCTTCCGTCTCATCGGCCTTTTTTCTGAATTTATCCGTGACTGTCACCCACAATATTCCCACCTGCTTGATCAGCGCGTCCTTCGGCTTGCCATCAATAACCGCCAGGTTCTCCAGTATGCTTGTCACGTGCTCGACGCAGAACCAGGTCATGACGAACACCTTGACAATGGAGAAGAACAGGGTGGCCAGCAGCATGACAAAGCTTTCTTCCGTCCCGGCCTTGCTCTCCAGATAGAACGAGTGGGTGATATAGATGATGGTCAGCCAGATACACAGCTTGATGATGCAGCGTGAGAAACGGAAGCTCTCGAATCCTATTCCCTGGGCCTTGCTTGCCCGGATGCCCGTCCACATCTCGGAGACAATGGCGACGAGCATGGCCATCGCCAGGAACGGTGTAATGCCTATCCATTCGCTGACTACGGCAGTGACGGCGCTGAAGGAGATGGCCGGAAATTGCAGGTTGTACTTGAAGCTCGGAGCCACCGAAAGAAAGAACTCCTTCGGTGAATCATACCCATAGGTGGCGACGAATCTTGTGAAAAAGCGTATCATATCTCTTTTTTTGTCACAAAGATAGAACCCAACCATCCGCTCTCATAGGACAAAAAAAGCCCCTCCGTGGTTAAAGGAACGGCAACACGACCAGTCATTCCGCTTTTCGGGCCCCATTCCGTTTGCGAGCGTGCGAGCAAACGGAATGGGTGCGCCCTGCACCCGTTCCCTACAAAAGTCCTTCATCACTGAAACTGTAATAAGTGTCACCAGCTATTATCATATGGTCCATCAGGTGTATATCCAACAATTCAGCCGCTTTTCTTAACCTTTCCGTAATCTGTTTATCGTTTCCGCTCGGCTGTTTATTACCGCTTGGATGATTATGCACGGCCACAAATTGCGTTGCTCCCGTCTCCATCAATACACGCACAACCAGTCTGACATCTACAACAGTCTGATTGATACCACCGACAGAAACACGTACTTTCTTGATGAGACGGGAAGCATTATTCAGAGCCAACACCCAAAATTCCTCATTCGGCAAGTCCCACAAAAAAGGCTGCATAAGTGCGCATATATCCAGGCTGCAACGTATATCATTCTGCCCCCTATACCTGCTTTGCAGACGTTTGTATAATTCAATGGCGGCCACAGCCACCTTTTTGCGGCCGGGCGTCAATGAAGAAAACAAGCTGCCCAAGTCATATTCCCCGTCATTTTGTTCCGTTTCCGCTACAATTTTCCTATTGTTGGCAATCTCGTACAAAAGTTCGCTGTCGCTCATGTAGCGGCATGGACTATCAAATAAAGTCTCCATAATATCCGTTTTTATTAGGTAGCCCACCCGAAAGTGGGCTATTCTGTTTGTTATTCACTGATTAGAAGCTGCTCCAGTTCTTCGATTTTCGACTGTATTTTTTTCTTCATAAACTTTATGAACTCTTCCAGCAAATAACGGTTAGAAATGGTAAAGATGTCGCTATTACTGCCATAGCCCGAAGCGTCCGCAAACCGCAATTTATAGAGGGTCGTTTCAAAAGAATTGTCCTCTTTCAGCTTTCCTGCCGCTTCATCCAGCTTATCCATAGCGTTGATGAATGCGGTACGGTTACGGGAAATCTCTTTCTTCCGTTCCAGCTCGGCCAAACATTTTTCCAGCTCTTTCGTCTTGCGGTTGATTTCCTCCTGCAATTTGGCAGCCTCGTCCTTTTTAGGGGTCTTCCCCTTACCCTTGGGGGTATCGGGCTTTTCCGCTTTCTCTTGTTGCTGTTGGGGCTGCTTTTCCTGCTTGCCTGCCTCTTTCATGGTTTCTACTGCCTTAGTTACTTCCTGACCGATTGTTTTTACTTCTTTTTCCATTGTTGTAAATTTTAAAAAGTTAATAATTAATGATTTATAAATAGTGGTTAACCTACTTCTCTAACTTGTGCACCTGGCTTTCGGCAAAGAGATAGCATAAGGGGAAAAAGTCCTCTTTCGCTTCCTCTTCCCGGCCTTGTTTTTTCAGTTCCTCAATGCGCTGTTTTTCCGCTTTCGAGGTGATGGGCATTCCCCATATAAGCAGGGCTTTTTCTCCCTTGCGAACGGTGTAGCCCGCCTCTTTCCACTCCTTGAAAGTCTTTAGGTTGGTATATCCTTTGCAGGCGTAGTGAAACCGCAACAGACCGTTTACCGTGTCATCCTCATTGCCCATGTATTCGCCCATCTCCCTACGGGCAACCAAAGACTGCGACAATGTTTTCAACTGCTGCCTTTTCAGCAAGCGTGCTTCACGTTCTTTCTTTTCGTCTCTTTCCTTTTTCATAATTCTATGTATTAAGATTCTATGTATTAAAATATTACGCCTCTATAATCACATAATCCTCTACTGTCTGAAAATAGGGGTCGGCTGTTGAAAGCAATTCCCATTTTTTCCCGTTCGCATCCCGAAAAAGAATGCTCAACTCCCTAATCCCGTCAAACTTCTTCAATATTCTGTACCCCTTGAAATACTTGTTCAAGACCTCAATAGCCTGTTTGTAAGTGAATGTTTTCATAATGCTGCAATTTTTATGTTGAACCTTGAGCTTCCGGGTGTGAGCCTTTTCAAATTTGGCTGTTTCCCTGATTGGAGTTTTTTTTTTCTGCGTCGCCTGTCGCTACGCGGTATGTTTCGCCTTTTTTACGCTGCATCAAAAGGTGTTGTAAGGAGTAAGAGCAAGTTTTTCAGAAAACCGGAACGGCCTGAATACTACCCGAAGGGTGGAGATTTTTTCGGAAACGCCAGCCCGAACTTGAGCCAGCGACGTCAACATTTACCTTTGCAGCACAAAAAAGCGAAACTGCGTGGTGATAGGGGACAGAAATGAAGGGCGACAATCAGAAAAGGAAACAGCCTGAAACGCATAGTTGAAAACTATACCGCTCTACGGTCTCCACCTTAGATATTGAAACGGAAAAGACCGGGTCTACCTGCATGGATGCGGACAAACGCAAGTAGCTGCCGCTACTTACCGCTGAGACGCGCAAAATCCGTACTGGAGGAAATAGATTTGCCTGTCTGTTCCTTCAGTACGGATTTTGCGCGCGCCGTACTCTTTGTTAATGAATGTTATAAGAAATATACTCCTTTGATAATGAATACAGAATACACCTCTTTCCATCCGAATGGAAACAGAAACGGAAGTTTCTGCCGACCGCGCCCTATCCAAAAACGCAAACAAAAGCGCAAGAAGTAAGGAAATATGACAAGGAGGGTGCCCCCTCGGGCAGTCCTGTGCCCGATAGCCTGTCCTGAAGTGCAGCGATTCCCATTGCGGACGTTGCGAGTCCTGCCATAAGCATTGCGATTGTGATTGCGGATGTATGTGTATGAGGTGAATCAGATACGTGCGTCCACGAATCCGTATGCCTGCCTAAGCAGGTGCCCGTACTTCGTCCATACACGCTTATCTACCGCATCACCGAAGTGGGTGGCTTCTTCCGGAAGGATGGACTGGTTGCGTTCGCTACGCTTATCCTTGGCAAAACGCCCCTCGCGGTCCTCGATGACACGCGTATTGTTCATGGAGATGAGTGTATATTTGCATTTCGAGCCGTTGAAACGCTTCTTCGGGAACCGTTCGTCTTTCTCTGCCAGGATGGAAGCCCAGAGCAGGTACTTGTCATGCTGCGGCGGCTCCATGCCCGCATGGGTGTGCTGTTCCACCGTCCACCCGTGTTTCTCCAGACGCTCGATGGCAAGCTCGTTGTAGGACTTCTTGTTGTTGGCACGGCGTGCATCCCCGTAACGGTCACGGTAATAATGCAAGTGCTTGTTGATATGATTACGGTAGTAGTGACAGAACTTGTCCATCAGCGCGTTCACCATGGTGTCATCCTCTTCATCACGCTTGACGAAGAACTCGTTGATGTTGTTGTCCACCGGCTCACGTGTCAGCAGCTTCGTCACGAAGTCATAGTTGCGCTCCTGCGCCACTTCCAGGAATGAGGCGGCACTACCCCAGTCGGGTGTCAGCTCTATCGGCTGGTTGGGATTGCAGTCCAGGTCACGCCGGCTGTCATCGTTATTGGCAAGCTGCTGCCAGTTGTAGTTATGATCTTCGGCAAAGTCACGGATATAGTCGTCATTGGTTGCATTGTAATAGATATGGCGTTCATCCAATTGGTAGTAGCAGCTGTCAATCTTATCTACCATGAAGTTCAGGATCTCTATCATGAAGGAAAGCTTATCCATCACCTTGTACTGGTTCAGGATATAGTTCATGCCCACATTGGCGATGTTGTCGAAGATAGAGCCAAGGATAAAGAGCGTGCCGTCACGTGAAACGAACGGCGTGATACTTTGCCTGAGACGGACGGTCTCGTTCCAAATCTCCTTGAACAGTCCCGCATCATTCGCAATCCTTGCATCAATGAGCTGCATCTGTAACCGCACAATCCTGTTCCAGACATCAAACAGCCGGATGCCGCGTTCTTCTTCATAATACTTGGCCGGTTCAAGCAACCATTTCTGTTCGGGCGTGTACGGCATGGAGGAAAGGAAGGTGTTGCCGTGATGCTTCAGAACGGGATTCTCGGACTTGCGGCCAAAGATGTGTTCATTACCGCGGTTGGTCGGTGCCGCCTCCTGGTCGAATTTTTCTTTATCGAGCGTCAACGCTTCGTCGGTGATGTTGTAGTCCGCATTAGGACCACGGCTGTTGCCGCCCTGGGTAAGTATGTAGAGCATGTGCCCGTTGCTGAAGCTGATGCCGTATTCGAATGACATGATGTGCTCGTATGGCTTGTACCATCCCTCGATGGGACGGCGGCACACCACATAGTCACCGGTCTTGCTGACCGGGTCCCACTGCTTGTAACCGAGCATCTCCAGCATCTTGAACGCTGAAGGCAGGGTCTTAGTCAACGCCTGCCCGATGGTGGCCTGGGTGAGTGTGGTGATGCCGCGTGGCATCAGCCGGATGTTGTCATCTATCACGGCACCGGTAATGAATGATTTACCCGTTGCACGCGAGTAGATGACATATCCGTTCTTGTACGGCATCACGAGGAATGCCGCCTGCGCCGGATTGACCTGTATGACCTCTTCCCAAACGTTTTCGTCCATCGTCCTGACATATCAATAGCGTGGGAAAACAATGTAGTTCATACCCTCGGAAGAAGTCATACGGGGCATGTCCTGCCCGGTATCAGCCAGCAGTTGCGACACCTCGTCCGGCTTGAACTTGGCGGACACGGTACAGACAATCTGTGTCTTGCTGACCGATACCATATCAATATGCTTATGGTCAACCAGATAGGAAATCAAGCGTTTGTTTGTCAGTTTCTTCATGATAATCTATTTATGAGTTCATTATTTCTTCTGCCTGTACATCGTCAATAGGCGTGTACATCGAATCCACCAAAACCTTCTGCTCTTCCTGGGAAAGGTTGCGGATGGCATTCAGAGGAATATCCACCTTTTGCCCCATACTGTTGATCTGGATGTAGAATACGTTCTTCTCCATGCGTCGCGGGTCCTCGACGGAAGCCGGCTTCTCACCAATCATCTGATGCAGTACTTTCTTGGCGTTGTTCCATTGCTTGAGATCACCTTTGAGTTTGCAATCCCGGATAAGCTGAATCTGGTCCTTGATCATCCAGGCATACCAGAAGTCCCAGTCGAACTGGTGCTGTGTCTTGAACAGTTCTTTTGCCAGGGCGATGTCCTTCCTTATCTGGGTACGCGAGATACGGTATTTTGCCAGCATGATGTTGATGATGTGGCTCTCGTTCGGATAGTCATCCAAAAGGCGTGCTATCTGCAGCACCCGGTTGCACTGTACACGCAGATGCTCCGGTAGCGGACTGTTTTCCGGGTCGATGATGTGCTGCTGTATAAGGTCGTAGGATTGCTCCTCCAATGCGGCCTTGCTTTTGGATGCCGTTAGACGGTTGTTATTCATACTCAAGATACTGCTGTTGCGATTTGATGAACTTGATAAGCTCCTGCTGTGCCGGGTTGCTGCCATTGGCGGCCGACTTGATGAGTGACTCCCGGAGTTCGACCATCTGACGAAGATGGCCCCGGTAGAAAGCCGTCCGCACTTCGGTGCCCGGAGTACGGAGTTCTGCAAGAAAATCCGTCTCATCCACACCGATATTGATTGCGATCAGCCCCGGAAGGATAAGGCGGTATGCCATTTTCTCTATCTCCTCACGTTGTTCCTGAGTCAAATTCATCATTCAACATTTTAAAGTCAAAGTCAAAAATATCACTGCCGGTATGGATGATTCCGCGTTCCAGCTTCGGGTTGTGCGTGGCATTCTGACTGCCTACAACGGTAATCTTCCAGTCCTCGTTATACAGCAGCGCCACCTTCGCATGAAGCGCCAGGCAACGGTAGCAGTCCGGAAATGTAGTCACCAGATAATCGAACGGTTTGGGTGAGATGCTGCGTACACGATTATCGATCAGGAACCGTACCGATAGCAACTCATCAGTCTCAACCTTGCGATGAAGGGCGTTGATGCTATCCATAGAGATGGAATAGGTTGTCAGGAACAGATGTGCCGGACCCGTCTGCTTCAAAATATATAAAATCAGCTGGATCAGGTTAAATGCTCCAGAAGAGTAGAAATGCTTGTCCCTGCCGGGTACCAGCACCCCCATGGCGTCCGGATGCAGCAGCTTCTCCGCAACCAGGTCATGGCCGGAGGCTGCCGCATCC